TGATGCTGCAGGACCACAAAGAACGAGTCAGTGACTTGGTTGAGTGGGCTGATATGAACGCGTCTCTCATGCGCAAGCTGGACGAGCGAGACAGGCGTATTCGTGAATTAGATGCCGAGATCGTTGCCATAAAAACAATGGCTAAAAATGTAATGGCGGATACCGCCGTCAAAAAGTCTCCCGCTAAATGGGAGCGCGCTAAGACTGATGCCAAGGCAAAGATGGGGGGTAAGCACTCCGCTCGCGCCATGCAGTTGGCAACCAAGCTGTACAAAGAGCGCGGCGGCGAGTATTCTGGAGCCAAGTCCAGCACCAACAAGCTGTCCAAGTGGGGCAAGGAAGACTGGGGCACAAAGTCAGGCAAGAACTCTACAGAGGGCCCCAAAGCGACAGGTGAACGGTATCTACCTAAGAAGGCTCGTGAGAGCTTGAGCAGTAAAGAATACGCAGCTACAACCCGTGCTAAGCGGGAAGGTACGGCAAAGGGCAAACAGTTTGTAGCCCAGCCTAAGAAAATAGCGGCTAAAACAGCGAGAACTAAATAATGACAACCTCCGGAATCACGTCGTTTAACTTAGACCTCACCGAGTTGGTGGAGGAGGCGTTCGAGCGCGCCGGTTCCGAGATGCGTAGTGGTTATGACCTAAAGACCGCACGTCGCTCGTTAAACTTGATGTTTACTGAGTGGGCAAACCGCGGCATTAATATGTGGACCATAGAGTCGGGCGAAATCCCACTCGTTGCGGGGACGGGGCAATACGACTTACCTGCGGATACTGTGGACCTGATTGAGCACGTTGTACGTACAGGCACAGGTAATACACAGGCTGACCTGAGCTGCTCACGCATTAGCGTTTCGACATATGCGTCAACTCCCCAACAAGCTGGTCACAGGGCGTCCAATTCAGGTCTACATAGATAGAGTAGCCCCTATCCCTAATATCAACGTGTGGCCCGTTCCTGATGGCACTCAGACCTATACCTTAGTGTACTGGCGCTTGCGCCGTATCCAAGACGCTGGCGGCGGGGTTAACACGATGGACGTACCCTTTCGCTTCCTGAACTGCATGGTTGCGGGTTTGGCGTTTATGCTCGCTATGAAGGTGCCCGGCGGCATGGACCGCCTGATGGTGTTAAAGCAACAGTACGATGAGGCTTGGGATTTGGCAGCCACAGAAGACCGGGATAAGTCTTCTATTCGCTTTGTACCGCGCTACATGTCTGTTGGGTAAGTATGAGCAGCAAGTTCACATCCGGCAAGCATGCCATATCGGAATGTGACCGGTGTGGGCAGCAGTACAAGCTAAAGGCGCTTAAAGAGCTTATTGTCCGCACGCGAAAAACAAACGTGATGGTATGCCCAACCTGTTGGGACGGCGATCATCCACAGAACATGCAGGGTATGTATCCTGTAGAAGACCCGCAAGCGCTGCGCAACCCCCGGACCGATAAGTCGAGGGCGTTTACGGGGGGAGACTACAGCTCCCGCGGCATTCAGTGGGGGTGGAACCCAGTTGGCGGTTCTAGGAGCTTTGACGCAACATTAACGCCAAACAGCTTGGCTTTACAGGCGGATGTTGGTATAGTAACGGTAACGATTAGCTAAGGAGTTAGACATGACAACATACAACCAGCCTAAAAAGGCACCTCACTCTGCGACGCTAGTAGAGGGCGACCCCGTTAAGCACATGAAGAGCATTAACACGTCCATTGCAAACATCCACAGTAATCCGTATCCTGATGTTAAAACTTCGGGTATCAAAATACGTGGTACAGGCGCAGCCACTAAAGGCACGATGGCTCGCGGACCCATGGCGTAAGCCGGGTAGAGCATGACGAATTCCGAGCTTCAAGCTGCAATTGTCTCGTATACAGAAAATACGTTTCCGGACACGTACTTGGCGGACGGCACGGTTGTGTCTAGTGTCCAGCAGATCAATCGACTTATTCAGCAGGCGGAAGAGCGCATTTTCAATACGGTGCAGTTCCCGTCTTTGCGTAGAAACGTCACGGGCTTCACATCGGCAAACAACAAGTATCTGGCTTGCCCTAACGACTTTTTGGCAACGTACTCCATGGCGGTCGAAGTGCCGGGCTACGGGCAGGAGTTTTTGCTCAACAAAGATGTCAACTTTATCCGCCAAGCCTACCCGTTGGCGACCGATACCGCGACCCCGAAGTATTACGCCCTGTTCGGGCCCTCGTTTGCTAGCGGTACGGAGTTGAGCTTCATTCTTGGCCCTACGCCAGATGAACGATATGCGGTTGAGCTGCACTACTTCTTTTACCCAGAGTCCATCACCGCTAGCGCCAATGGCACGTCGTGGCTCGGAGACAACTTTGACCCCGTGTTGTTGTACGGCTCTTTGGTTGAGGCTGCCACCTACATGAAAGCGGAAGCCGACATGGTGGCGGTATACAATGGCAAATACCAAGAAGCCCTAGGTATGGCTAAACGTTTAGGAGACGGTTTAGAGCGCGGCGACAGCTATCGAGACGGCCAAGCTAAGGTGCGGGTCACATGACTATTACTCAAACCGCCGTCACGAGCTTTAAGGTCGAGCTGCTACAAGCAGTCCATAACTTCGGCCCTACTTCGGCGGACACGTTCAAAATAGCGCTGTACACGGCAGCGACCAATATCGGTGCGGACACGCCTAGCTACACCACGACCGATGAGGTAGTGGGTACCGGCTACGCCGCCGGGGGCAATACGCTGGTAGTCTCACCGGCACCTGCTTCGGGTAACAATATTAACGCGGTCCCGACAGCGTACGTCTCGTTCGCCGCTACCGATTGGCCCAGTGCGTCATTTACAGCCCGGGGGGCGCTTATATATAATTCAACCAAAGGTGGCAAAGCCGTGGCCGTGTTGGATTTTGGTGCTGATAAGACGGCAGCAAACACAACGTTCCTCATTACCTTCCCCTCTGCCGATGCGAACAGCGCTATCGTGCGCATTTCATAAGGGCTACCCATGTTTAACGAGCAAACAAACTCAAGCGAGCAAATCCATGCGGGTGTGGCAGCCGCGACCGGTGCATCCGAATCAGCTAAAGGCGGCGGCGTATTCCGTGTGGAGTGCCGCGACGCACAGGGCCAAGTCAAATGGTCTGCGGAAAAGCACAACCTAGTGGTCAATGGGGGCCTGCAGGATATGCTCTCCAAGTACTTCACGGGGTCGGCCTACACAGCGGCTTGGTACGTGGGTGTATACGGCGCAGGCGCATCAAACGACCCCGCAGCGAGCGATACCATGGCCTCCCACGCAGGTTGGACAGAAGTAGTTGCCTACAGCCAAGCAGCCCGCCCATCGGCGGTTTTTAGTACGGCGACGACCGCCAACCCGTCAGTGATTACCAACTCATCGGCCCCAGCCGCGTTTTCAATTAATGGCACGACGGTAATCGGCGGCGCGTTCGTGACCTCGGCTAGCACCAAAGGCGGAACGGCAGGCGTCTTGTTCTCGGCAGCGGATTTCGCCTCGCCGGGGGATCGCAGTGTGGTTTCGGGGGACACATTAACCGTCACGTACACATACAGCCAGACAGCAACTTAATTAGGAGGCCGTTATGGCAACAATGTTCAAAAAAGGTGACGCCGTAAAAGTGAACACGGTCGTGCCTCAAGGCCCCGTGCTGGCGCTTCGTATGGACGACGACGGCGTTGTGTACTACCGGATCGGGTGGACGGATATAAATGGTACAGTGCAGCAGCGCTGGTTTACCGAAGACTCCCTCATCGCCGCTGGAGAATAACAAATGGCACTAATCCTCGCTGACCGCGTTCGGGAAACAACCTCGACGACAGGTACCGGAACCCTCACCCTAACAGGCCCCTTCTCGGGCTTTCGTGCTTTCTCGGCTATTGGCGATGGCAACACTACGTACTACGCCATTGCAGACGCTAACACCGGCGAATGGGAGGTAGGCGTCGGTACCTACTCAACGTCGGGCAACACACTGTCCCGAGACACAGTGTTGGATTCTAGCAACACCGGTAGTTTGGTTGTATTCGCAACAGGGGCGAAAGATGTCATTTGTACACAACCAGCCGAACGCGCTGTATATCTGGAGGCTGCGGGGACAAGTACCATTGTTCCAGGGATTACGATTTCGGGATTGACCGCCTCCACAGCACTAGCACTGGACGCCAGCAAGAACGTCGTCAGTGTCGCCAACACCGGCACAGGCAGCAACGTCTTAAATACAAGCCCAACCCTGGTAACTCCAGCCCTAGGAACCCCCAGCAGCGGTGTTGTAACGAACCTGACCGGCACGGCGTCTATCAACATTAACGGAACTGTAGGGGCTTCTACACCATCCACGGGTGCGTTTACCTTGCTGTCGGCATCAGGAACCTCTACGCTGGCTGCGGTGACGGCAGTTGGCCGTGTAGAAATCTCAGGTGGCTCTGGTGACAGGATTTTTCAAGTATCAGGCACTTCGGCGACTACTGGAACGACGCAGTTTGGAGAGGTATTTAACCCGACGTTCGGCGCAGCAGTAACTACGCTATATGGCAGGTACATCGGTTTCACGAGTAACGGGGCAACGGGAACAAACGCCTACGCGATGTATGTCGAACCCCTCAGCGGTACGTCAACCTTCACAAACAGGTGGGGCCTCTACCTAGCAGGTACGGACAAGAATCACCTAAATGGCCCAGTCACAATGGGCACCGGCCTAGCAGTAACAGGCGCAATATCAGCCACAACAGGCATGGCAGTAGGAGGCGCAACAGCAGGCGCAGGTGGTATTGCTTTCCCCGCCACTCAGGTAGCCAGTGCTGATGCTAATACGCTGGATGACTATGAGGAGGGGACTTGGACACCTAGTGTTGGGGGGACGGCTACTTATACTATTCAGCTTGGAAGATACACAAAGATTGGCAACATAGTTCACCTTGAATTTATGCTGACATCTAATGGCGGAGCAGGTGCATCTAATGCAATAACAGGGCTTCCATTTTCTGCGGGAACTACGATGCGTTGGGCTGCTAGTATAGCCAATGTCCACGGAGTTCAGTTTAACGGGACATCACCAATGGGTGAGGCATACAATAGCTCGCTTTTATTCTACGGATTTTCGAATAACGCAACGTCAGGGACTGCTGATTTTACTACATTTACTAATGCAAACATTTTAAATGGGTCATGTTCGTATAGGGTTGCATAAAAAGTGACCGCCACAAATTCGGACTTCATTAAAAAGGAAATCAAAATGACAATCACAAAACAAACGGTCGTAGACCAAATCACAGTAACTGAGAACGGAACTGTGCTGTACCGCGAAGCCACGCGCATCATGGAGGACGGTGTGCAACTGACGCAGGCCTACCACCGTTCAAGCCTGACACCGGGGCAAGACCTCACAGGCGTACCAGCCAACGTAGCAGCTATTTGCAACACCGCATGGACTGCTGAAGTCATCGCCGCATACGAGAATGCACAGGCCGCCGCCGCTGAGAAAGCACTGGCTGGCGTAAAGCTGTAGCAGTGTTGTTTGAACCTTTATTAGACCCCTTTACGACCCCCAGCGGAAGACCATATTTAAATGGAAAACATAGACCCGATTCAA